CCAAGGTACGCTTGTATTTCTTGATAATCGAGGCAGTAGCCATCGAAATACCGCCCTGACCCGCATCTCTGGAGACCGCAGTAACCATTCCCTGTGAGTCAAGAGTGCCTGTTGCCATCAAAAGCATACGCTCAAACTCTTTGGCAGTTGTCAGGTTAGAACCATCAGTATTGCCAAACTTAAACGGGAACAGAATCTCATTGGGATTGCCGTTTGTTAGGATTGCCTTGCCTGGCTTTACTTCAAACTTAGCACCCCTTGGGAGGCGAGTAGCATCCATAGCCATCATTGGGCTAGTTGTCAGAGCTAGTGAATCTAAGTGTGAACGAACTTGGGCATCTATAGCCTTTTGTGAGTTGTAAGCCTTCTCAACAGTACCACGACCCAATAAGCGATTAGGAACTGTATCGTCCTGATAAGCAAGGATTGGGCGGTCTTTCATCATGTATGGGTTCTTTTCTGCCTTCAGAAGAACACCATCATTGGCGATCACTACGATAGCCTCGACCAGATCGGAATACTCATCTTGTAGAGAGTCTTCAGGAAACAAGTCTTCTACTTCAGAACCATCTTCTAGCTCATCAAGATACTCTCTAGGAACTAAACCATAGTAGGTCAAAAGTTTAACTTTATCGTCTTCGTACTGAGAAACCTCTTGTGTAGGCTCTAAGTCTGTATCCATTGAGTCAGTGCCGACCTTTACCTTGCGGTAGATGCCTTCTTCTTGACCTTTGACGATCTTGTGGATAGAGACATACTTCTCGATAGCCACGCCCATACAGTCATCAATAGATGTGCCATTGGGGTCAAACAGAAAGTTACGGGGGTTTACAGGAACAATCTTGACTGCAATGCGGTCTTGTTCTACCACTCCGATAGCTGCTTGTCCGACTTGACCAGGTATTGCCTGAGTAGCGGGAACAAAGACTTTCTCTGTTTTGACAACAATCTCACCGATGCCCGTACCATAGATTTCTGCCAATAGCTCGATCTGGTCAATAGACTTGCGAATCTTATCGACTTTGAAGTCTTCCATGAGTTGTGCTTTGATGGCAGCGACATCTAGGGGGCTACCATTGACATCACGAATATCGTCTTGAATGTCAAAGAACTCACCCTGACCGAAGATAGCTTCCATGATCTCGGCATGGCGTGTCTCTACGGCTTGTTGGGTAGCGGGGGTAACGATTCTTGAACGCTCGGATTCACGGGTTTTGTCTTGGACATCCCACTCACCATTGAAGATGCGCTCATACTCTAGCCAATCAGATAGGCAATTGACATCTCTCCAATCCCTCCATCTATCACAATGGTTGACAACAAAGTTAACTATCTCTTTGTCTGAGTCGCTAGGTTCTTGGAATTCCATTCTTATACCCCACTAATAATATCTACAGGTTGCCAATCCTCACTGTCATCTTCTTCCATGTAAGATGTAACAGCCAGTTGGTCAATGTAACTGAGGGAGTCAGGCAAGTCATCATGGACTCCTTGAGCAGGGAACAGGATTAACTGGTCTACAAACTCATCCCAATCTTCTTCCGAATTTAACACAATTCTGCCATGCTCGAACCTACCTTGTAAAGCCCAGATGATTCTGTCTGCTTTTTTTCTATTCCCGTGAGTCAAATCCACGATGTGAGCAAAGGTGTTGTTCTTTCGCATAAGGTCTGACAAGTAAGGCAAAACAGCGTTCTTTAACGCCCCCCTCTCTATTCCCACACTCAAAGGGCGGTAGTCTCGAATAGCCATCAGTATCTTGGCAGCAGTCTCTCGGATATCCCAACGTCCATGTTCAATCTTCTTAACAAACCACTTTCCATCGTCTGTCACCTTAACGATTGAGATAGCAGATTCGTCCAGACGCTTCTTAGAATTGGCGGCTTGTTTGGCAACTTCCTCAAACCCTGCAAGGTCAACAGCGATAAAGTAGCTTCCATAATCAGGCTCTACCCCGTATTTGATCCATTCTTCCTTAAAGATGTCAGAACCCGCATTGGTGAAAGAAGCCATAAACTCTTGCTTGAAAGCGAAGGAACTCAGGGTCTTTTTAGCGGAATCAATCTCTGCTTGGTCAATCAAGGGGTTATCAGCAGTGGTGAAGTGCCATGACTTCCAATCAGGATCATCTTCTGACTCACCTAGTTTGAAGGTGTCGTAGAACCAGTTTCTCCCTTTGGGAGTGCCAATAAAGAGTGCTCTCCCCCGTTTATCAGATAGAGAGGCACGAATGACTTGTTCCCATGCTTCAGGCTTAATGTCGGCAACCTCGTCTAGTACGGCATAGGTCAAGCTAACGCCACGAAGGGTATCAGGTCTATCCGCACCACGAACGTATATCCTAGCCCCGTTTATCAGGGTAATGTCTAGGTTATTCACATGGGAAGACTGAATAACCTCTCTGCCAAGGTCTAGCAACAAGTCCCAGATAATCTGTCTTGATTGTCCCATAGTGGGACTAACGTAGAGAACCGCAGAGCCTTGTGGACACTTGAGTCCTTCAATCAGTAGGGTAACTGCCGCCATACGTGACTTACCGCACCTACGCCCAGCAGCCACAACCTTGAACCTCGTGGAATCTTTGAATACCTCTTGTTGCCAAGGAAGTAGAGAGAAGTTCAGATCAGCCATACTTAGCCTCTACGTCTTGTGGTTGTTCATCAATTATGGTTGGTTCTTGCCCCAAACCAGTGATATTGATGGTCACGGCACTTCTCTGAGACTTGTCCTTTTCAAACAAAGAAACAGGAAGAGTCCTATCAAGACACATCTTTAAAGCTACTAATTGATGGGGATGCTCATCATTAAGGGCTATCTCAATAACCTTCTGAGCCACATCCTTACCTCCACTCCTAATCATTAGCTCTTTAAGCTCCTTGAGACGTTGATGGTCTGTCTTAGGTAGTACTAGGGGTGGATTGTCAGCAAACCTCTGTATGGTCATCTTGACGCTCCCCTTGGGTCTTCCTCTCCCTCTTTTTTCCATTTTGTCCTCCTTGGAATGGATTAGTTTATTTTAGCTTTTTCAGAATGGGGGCGGGTACACAAATATCTACCAACCCAACCTACCCCTCCCCCCCCATACATCTCACCACCTAGGGTTTCTACCTAAGGGTTTCTACCTACGTACTTACCCTTATAGGGTTTACCCTTAGTGGCCACAGATGCGAATGATTCTCATTTAGGTTTAGAAGAGCGTATAGAAGCGATGCACCATTTTCCATATACTTGATCTTGATGCGAAATATTCTTGTTTACCCTTCTATTAGTGTTTACCCTACTAGATGATCTGGCAAGGGCTTTCCCTTTTACCCGCAGAATCAATCGTAACCAATGCGATCTGATCTAAAGGGTTATCTACCCTATACCCTATCGAATGAAGATGCTGGTAGATGGCTAAGACGTTCTCAAACCCCTTCGTTATGTTCCCCTTTCCCGCAGCCAATAAGATGTTGCGCTTTGGGCTGTCTAATTTCCTGCGGAATTGGATTGTGTCAATCTGTGGATATCTACCAGCCATTTTTATTCCAAAAAATTGATTTATTTAATTATTGCATACTTTAATTCTAAGGGTAAGTACTGATAGGGTTTTGGAGGGGTCAATAGAATCAACAACTTACAGCAACTGGCACGAATCTTCCCTGCTATATATATGAGAGGGTCAAAAAAACGCTCTCTCTTTTATCAACTTTTAATAGGTTTCAACATGGATAAAACAACTTACAAAACGATTCGCAGATCAATTAGAGACAATGGCCTGCGCTACACCACCCACCATGCACAATGCACTGGCAACATACCCACACTGACAATTTGCGACTTTGTGGCTAACACAATGCGACTGACTGACTGGCTGGCATTACGTCAATCATTTTCACGCTCAGAGAGGGCTTCTATAGCCTTCAAATTGACTACGTCATACCCACACAAGGTGGCAACATGAAATCAATCATCCTTCAATCACTTTTTGCCATTGTTCTATTTTGCGGGGCTTTGGCTTTGATGTTGGCTTACTTTGACGTTTTGATCAAATAATTTTCTTTTTTAATAGGTGTCAACAATGAAAAATCCATACAAAACAATTCTGGCTGCTCGTGGCTTACCCTACAAAACAATTCTGGGTGAGTCGTCAGCAAAAACAATTAAGGGTGAAAAGATCGGTTATTTGACGGGTATTGTCTACCTTGTACCCGATGAAATACTTTGCCCTTTGGCTAAACTGGCTGGCTGCTTCGAGGGTTGCCTAAAAAGTGCAGGGCGTGGTGCATTTAACAGTGTACAAAAAGCCAGGGAATCAAAAACACAGTTTTTTTACAATAATCAAGAAGCTTTCATGCTCTCTTTGTGCGCTGACGTATGGACTTTGGCTAACAAAGCAAAGCGCATCAATTTAAACCCTTTGGTGCGTCCCAATGGGACAAGCGATATCGCTTTTGAAAATATTATTGTGCATGATGGAAAAACAATTTTTCAATTATTTCCTGACGTACAGTTTTACGACTATACAAAACACCCTTCACGCAAATTAGACGGGAAAACAGCGGGTAATTATGATCTTACCTATAGTTTTTCGGCTATTACCCCAAAACCGATATCAATTAAGGGCTTAACTAACCCTAATAATTCCCGTACGGCTGTAGTTTTCCAAAAGCAAAGCGATATCCCTAATAATTTTCGTGGCTGGAGCGTAATTGATGGAGACAATAGCGATGTGCGCCACATAGAACCAAAATCTGTAGTTGTTGCCCTATATGCCAAAGGAAAAGCAAAAAAAGACAATGGTGGCTTTGTTCAAATTAGGGGTGTCCACTATGCTTAAAACAATGAAAGCAAAATATTTTGGAAAATGTAAGTTATCTGGCGCACTTATTAAGCCAGGTGATTATATTTTGTACGACACAAGTAATAAAACAGCACAACTGCAACCCGATTCGGACACTATAACTTTCATCGGTGAGAACGGGCCTTCTACCTTCTACCGAAATAAACGTGGACGCTGTATTGATGCACCATGCTGTGGTTGCTGCACAATTTAAGGGAAATAAATGATTTATGCAATTGCAGCCCTAATCCTTAGAATAATTTCAGGAAAACGATAAACCTAGAACCCGCCTAATGAGCGGGTTTTTTGTTGCCTAAAATCTAAGCCTTTACGGGCTTTTTTTCCTTTATGCTACCCTACTATGCACCGATGATAAAAAACGCCTAGAACGGGGTTTTAATGCTTTTTAGGGGCATCTCTTCGCATATTCTGCGGATGGTTTCATTTAATGCTGACAATTCGTCCATTTTGTAGACGCTCCATAGTCTACGTTGACCATGTATCCCGTTTAAGCTTCCCCGATGACAATCAGCACACAATGGCATCGATGTAAACCATTGGCCCTGGTTTATTTCATGACATTCGCTTGGTGGTGGTGAGTCGCAAATAATGCATGACATGAGTTTAATTTTGGCTATGTGCAGCCTTTCCCCTGCGCTCGGTTTAGGTTTGTTCTTTGATTGCATTATTGGGTGTTTTTTATTTCATGCCTGGCACTGTATTGCTCGGTTCTAAATACCTCGATGCGGGTTTGTGCAGCCGTCATAAGCCAGCGGTAACGCTCTTCTAGTTCCACTGCTTCCCTGATTCCTTCAAGTATTTCGATGTAGTCAGCATGAGCATAGGCATAGGTTTCCTGCTTTCCTAGAACCTCAGTCCCTGCCTGGCTCATGAGCTGAGCCTTGCGGCTTTTCCTGAATTCCTCTAAGTACATCCTAGTAGCCTTGGCCTTGCTGTAAAGGGGTGCAGTGTCAATCAGGAATTGCACCGCCTTGTGTGGGTTATCACTCATGTTCTTTCCCTGATCGCATCCATGTGAACATAGCCAGTTGAAGCATCTAAAATTTCTATTATTTCATTGCGTTCATGCTCTGCTACCAGTTTGGCAAAGCGTTCTAGGTGTTCGGTTAAATCATTTTTAAGGTGTTCGGTTAACTTGAAGTCTTCTTGAATAAATGGGCTATTCGCTTGATCGTCTTCAATATAAAACCTAGCCTCTTTTGCCATGCGTATGATGTCTTCTCTGTTCATGCTTGTTTCCTTGCTCGGATTGCCATAGCCGCCAACTTAGTTACATCAGAAGCAAATTCAGGATGGTATGCCAGTACATCACACACTTTTGCACAGGCTTCACGTTCTTGTTCTGCTATTAGTTTGGCAAAGTGAATCAATATCTGTTGACAAGTATCAATTTCTTCATCAGCAAACCCTGCCTCTTTTGCCATGCGGATAATGCCTTCTATGGTCATACATCCTCCAGTTTGTAGTTCAGTTTGTGATTCTGAAACCGCATTGCAGCTTCCATTTCCAATTCAGCACAAGCCTCTTCTGACATACATCCCACAATATCACGCCCAGAGAACCAGACTTCCTTAACTGATTCGTTATAGGTGGATTTGTCCTCGTCTATTTCGTATTCATAGACTACTGTCACTACTTCGCTACCCTGACCGATTGTTGTGTCAAATTCCCATGTGTTCATCATTAACTCCTGTTTAAAATTAAATCTTACTTAATTGCTTGCGTAATACCATAGGGACTTACCCTTAGTCCAAGCATTCTTTTACGCACACATCTATTCCTGATTGACTTGAATAAACCTTCGACACATGAAAGTTGACGATTTGACAATCATCCCTGTAAACAACCCCATTCATTGCATCTTCTACGCTCTTCAGCACATTTGATGCATCAGGCTTCTTAATTGGTTTCTCAAGGCCGTTTAAACAGTCTGCTATTTTCTTTTTAGAGTAAGACTTGGGGATAGGTGCTCGAATGTAGAGATACAGATTTACAGGGGTTTCCAATGGCTCGGAACTTCCCATTGCTTCTGTTGCGGCTTCTTTGATTAAAGATTCATAGGTTCTAGTTTTGTCAGGGGTGTAAGTTTGGACAAAGTTTCCTCGCCTAGCGTATCTTGCTCTTTGTTTGCCAACAGGGTCAGCATCCAACTTAAAAGTCACCATGAAAGTCATAGAAGTGTCCCATCTTTGATTCGATTCATATATTCCCTTATGCGATCTCTTGCACCAATGCCATAGATTCTTTCGGCTCTCTCAAGTCTGGCACGAATGAGATCACGATTTTTACTTCCTTCCCAATTCCGATAAAGCTCTCTTGCCTCGGCTTGCTCTAGGATTACTCTATCGCTTGGGCCTTGAATATTACGTCTGCTCCAGATCACCTGTTAACTCCAATGCTTTGTTTATAAGGTGAAGCGGAAAGGGGACTCCATCTTTTACTTTGTCCAACAGGATCATTGCTTGATGGTGGCTCATTCTGTGTCAACTCCTGTCCACCATTCGTCTTGGTCTTTAATTAAGTCTGGAAGTTGTTTTTGCAAAACTTTGCTTTGCTCTGGAGTTAAAAGTATTGTGATTGTGTAGTTTTTAAACACTAGATAGCCACTAACTGATACAAAAAACTCAACAGGCTCTGCTTTTAAGAATTTCATAATTTATTCCTTAATTGAGCCATTGCTTGCCTAATGTGTTCAGGCATAGGTACGGCCTTTTTGTTGTCAGCCTCAATCTTGGCAAGGGCAGGATCAATTTGCACTTCAACTTTGATCCCGAATGATTCAGGAATCTCAGCCCCATCCCATCGTTGTTGGTTCAGATAGACCAAAGGTGCAGGAATAAAAGCACCATCGTCTTTTCTCCAAGCATCGGTTGTTTTCATCCACTCTATGTGCTTGATGATTTGGTCTGCACAAGTCTCGCAATAGTACTTTTTCCACTTTGCCAAACAAGCAGACTTACCGCCTTTTCTGAACGACTTAGGCCATGCTGCCCAGAATAACTCAAACTTTTCCATCTTCTTGACTCCTATCAGGTTCGGGTTTTTTTACTTCAACAATCTCATATCTTCCACAACTTCGACAAGTCCAAGCCTCTCGGTTGTTTGTCAGTTGATGTTGTCCTACTACTCCTCCACACTTACATATCCTCATAAGTTCCTCTTTGGTGAATGTTTGAGCAAAGCAAAGCCTTACCGAGTCAAAACCCAGTTTTCGCTCTGCTTGTGGATAACTTCCTCTTCGGAGCCATGTCATCGCATCGCATCGGACAGACTTCTGAGACTTGCGTCCCAACCACTCGGCTCTATCCTTAGCCCACCGCCCCTGCTTTAGTTCGCTCGTGTAACAGGGTATCCCTAAATGCAACCACCGACGTACCGCATTGCATAGCCACCAAACGCAAAAAACCCCATAAATCACTCTGTGGTCTTGGCTCTTGGCGAGAGCAACAACGGACGATTGAAAACGATCAAAAGTTCGCCTGTTGTCAGGCAAGACCACACAGAAATCTATGGGGTTTCGTATCGTTTTTCATCGCCTGATGCCACTCAGACGATTTGGATTATACACAGTTCTTTCATGTGTCAAGAAGTTTTTTCAAATAAATTGATTATTTGTGATTTCATTTGTTGGTTTTCTGCCAAACAAACGAACAGCTTGGGCGTTCATAGAAGCATATTCAGACTTAGTGAAGATGCCTTTAGCGTTTCTAATGTCAAACGGGTTTAGCAGA